GTATTAGGTGCATAAGTTAATGTTCTAAGTGCTTTTATCAATTCTTTACAACGAGGATGTATAAGCGTCCTTCTATCACCATTAGCGTCAAACAGGGCAGTATTGACAGCAGTGATCTTATCTCTGATCTTCCAGGGGCTTCTGGGGCTCATAACAGTAAATCCACTACGTCTTAGTATCGTATGATCGGTCACACCAACTCCAGAAGTCTTTCTTGCACTTCCCGTAGGGTCTGGACAGGCAATAATTCTACGATCAACTCCATATCTTCTCGTAACTTCTTCTGCAAAGTCCCATGTAGTAGCACCTCCTGTAAGCATAATCTCATCAAAAACATAAAGCGTATCATTATGCTTCACCGCACAGATTCCTGCCATAGGGTCAACGTTAAAATCCAGCCCAATTAACAAAGGAAGCATATGTAAATCTGCTACTTCTTTATCAATATTGTCATCACCAAAACTTACAGCCACCAATCCAGTAAGATTTTCAAAACTAGCTTCAAATTCCTGCCTAAAAGTTCTCGCATCTAACTGTCCTCTAGCTGCTTCAACCTCTTCTTTTGCTACATTACCCCCCTCTATCGTAGTAAAACTCCATCTCTGCCAATCATCCCATTCCTGTTCACCACAAAAACACCACATATCATAAAACCAACTCGCAGTTCCATCAGGAGTAGAAATAAACAGTGCCCAACCCTGTTTATCCGCCAACGCAGGTCTAATAACCTCCGCCCATACATCTCTATCCATAAATGCTGCCTCGTCCAATACAACACCCGCCAAACTCCTACCTCTCAACGCCATAGCATTTTCTGTTCCCTTCAACTCAATACTCGATCCATTAATCAAATCCAGTCTCAAATCAGTCTCATTTTTACTCTGAACCCACGTTCTAGGAGTTAATCTCTTCAATTCCTTCCATGCAATATCCTTCGCCATACGATAAGTAGGAGCACAGTAAAAATAAACCTCCCCTGGACGATTAATAGCTCCTCTCAATAACTCAATACAACTTAAATAACTCTTTCCAAACCTCCTGCCAGCAACCAACACCCTAAATCTCTTCTCACTATTAAACACCTCCCCCTGTGCATACCTTAAACTGATCTCATTTAGACTCATTTATACCTTTTTTACATAATATTACTCATTTTCTTTCGCATTTTACACTTTTAAAGCTATCATCGAAATATTAATACCCTCATAAAACAAGTTCGTGGCTGAATCTTTTATTAACAACTTAAATTACGACCTCCCTGCTCCTCAACGTAAACCCCGTGTTCAGAAATATACAGGTGGTACTAATTCAAGGGCAGTCATAGAAGCTCGTTGTCAACGTTTATACTCTCGTCAATTAGAAGGTAAAACAACTCGTCAGCTAGTAATAGAACATTCTAAAAGAGAAGGTATTTGTGAAGCCACAGGTTGGACAGATTGGAATAAAGTTAAAGAATGGAATGATCAGGATTGGCTTAAAGAAAGAGAAAAAATGATTCCTCGCATTCAAGCCATGCGTATGAGACTTTTCAATAAAGCCATATCTAAAGGTCAGTATCAAACAGCAGCACAAATACTAGACTCTCTTGGCAAAGTTGTAGGTGAATCTGTAGAAACAGTGAACATTCAAGCTCCAGATCTAACAATCAAAGTAGAGCCAAAAATTTAATCAGAATATATTTAAGTTACCCACGCCAGCAAAAAATAAAAAATATTTTGCAACACTCCCCCATTGTTCGGTTATCCGTACCTATAGAATATATACAAAATATATAAACTTATATATAATAAAACTATGGGGAAAGTATATCAACTATTTTCTCTAACTTGAAAACTTCATACTAATTAACCATGAGCATACAAGGTACTAAAAATACCACTATTGAAGAATACTCTAAATGTACATTATCTGAAAAGCAGATAATTGATCAGTGGATCAACTGGACGACGGGTAATGGTTACCTGGGCAAAGGTTGGCATATCTCATACGATCGAGTAGAAGAATCAAACGGTGTAAGGTTTAAAATGGATGTATGGTACAAAGAAGAAAACTAACTTCAGAGTACTTTCTAAGCTGTTCTAATAGGTAGTAAATAAGTTTAACACTATTTACTATCTATTTCTTTAAACAGTCTCTCACAGACTGACACTAACTAAACAAAACAAAATTAATTAAAACCATGAAATTCTATTTAATTTTTATCATTGCTGTAACTTTCGTTTTAAGCAGTTGGGGTAATGACCATCCAATAAAAAACGGACAGTTAAACGAACGTAACAAAACTATTCAAACATACATTAATAATATATAATGATATATATTATTAAACCCTATTATTTTATTAATTGAACTATGGAAGAAATTTTTTCAAACTTATTTGATAATTTAGAATTATTAAATAATCAAGGTTTACAAGCTTTAAAAGAGTTTAAAGAAAAAAACCCTAATTGGGATGATAAACAAGAGAACAAGTATAAAAAGATAGAAGACTCAATAAATAGTTATAGATTCTTAATTGCTAGCGACAAGTGTATTGCTGCGCATCATGGATTGATTTAATATCAATCCTTTTTTATAAACCAATTAAATTAATTAATTATGAAAACTATTTTACAATCATCAACACTGATTAAACTTGTAGCATTAAATGATGTAAACGGTAATGAACAACATATTTATTTAAATGTATCTCATAGTGGAGAAATTATTAAAGCTTATGATGTAGCAAATAAAGGTATATATGCAGTACCTGAAGAATTAAAAATTAAAGCAATAAATGCAAATATAATTTATATATCAAAAAAAGAATATAAAAGGATATTAAAAGAGTATGAGTAATAGTTTCTTAAAGCTATCTAATTAAATTTTAGATAGTTTTAAAAAACTATTTTTTATTAAATAGTTTTAATTGTACCTTATTTTATTAATTAATTATGAATTCAAAAACTAAAAAAATAATTATTGAAAGTTTAAATTTCAATAATAAAAACTTAAAAAGTGAGAATAAAAAAGATATAAAATTTATAAGAGATCACATACAAGTTATTAGAGGTTAATTATGAATGTTTTAACAGTATGCAAAAGTTATGGTGATTTTAAGAATAAGAGTGAAATTTTAAATCACTATAATTCTCAGGGTGATTTTAGAAATTTAAATCCCTTGGTTAATGGTGCTTATGTAAATAAAAAGGATGCTAAAAGGTTTAAGGTATCTAATTTAAATGTAAGATATAAAAACTTGACTAAGATAGCAGTAATAGACGTTAGTAAAGATAAGTTTGTATAAAACATTTATTTGATACTTACTTTAAAAGGATTATTAAATTAATCCTTTTAATGAAAGTATTTATTACTTTCAATAGTGGCGTTGAACTTTGTGCAATGTAAAAGTACTAAGAGCATTCATATAAGTCCACTATTAAAAACTTATTTAAATTAATTAAAACATGAATAAAAACTCTAATGGTAGAGTTTTATATGAAGGTTTATCTCCAATAAATAACAAAAAATATGCGGTTATTGTTACTGGTTTGAATGCTCAAACTAGTAATAAAAAAACTGGCAATATGCATCAAACTTGGATATTAAACCAAGATATAAAACCCAATGAAGCATTTAAAAATAAAGAGTATGGCGAAACAGTTTGTGGTAACTGTCCACATAGTGGATGGAATCAAAACTCATGTTATGTAAAATGGTTTCATGCTCCCTTGAATGTTTGGAAGGCATACAAAAATAATAGATATGATTATTTTAATAATGATTATGAATTGTTTAGAAATAAATCTATTAGGTTTGGAAGTGCGGGAGATCCTGTACTAATACCGATTGATATTGTAAAAAATATTATAAAGGTAGCTAAAAATCACACTGGTTACACACATATGTGGCGTAATAATTTTGCATTACCTTATAAAGGTTTATTCCAGGCAAGTGTTGACAGTTTTCAAGAATATTTACAGGCAAGTTCTTTAGGGTTTAATTGTTTTTTGGTTAAACATGAGAGTGTAAATGATCCTAAAGGGTTTATTCATTGCCCAGCTAGTGTAGAATCAAGTCAAAAAACATCATGTAATATATGTTCTCTGTGTGATGGTAATACCGGTAATGTTGTAATAAATGCTCATGGTAACACTAAGAATAATGTATTAGCCAAGGTATAAATAAAAAAAATATTATATATATTTATTATTTATTTATTATTTAATTTTTAAGAAATATAAAAATAAAAATTTAAATAATATATCAAAGTCAATATTTTCATTGATGAATGAATGATTGTTATTGTTCATGAATGAATGAAACTGTCTTGAATCATGAATGTCGTGGTCATGAATGAATCTCTTGATATCTGACATGAATGGTATACATAAATATATGTTTATGATATCATACATACATAGTTTATCTAATTAATTAATCATGAATGAAAACAATTTACGTTTAACTGACGTACAGACAAAAGCTATTAAATGCTTAGCTAAAGCAGATGCGAGACCAGTAGATCAGATGTTGCATTTAGTGATGAATGAAGGCTTTAACTGGATATTTAATGAATTTTCAGAAAATTTCCAACCTTTACAAGGATGGCCTGATGAGTGGAGAGAAATAAATAAGCAGCTACAGGAAGAATATAAAAAAGCTTTAGAGGTTGAATAATGGTTAAAGAAAATCCTAATAAGGAATCATGCAAGGAAAGAATGAAAGAACTTATTAGAGTTAGAAAACTCAATAGAAATCAAGTAGTTAAAAGATGCATGAGAGAGTTTGATGGTGTACATAAATCAACTTATTATGGTTGGTATGATGAGGTTAT